GTTCTTATGCACAAAAGTGTACTTACTAAACTAAATGAAAAATTCCCTGACAATTTTTTGTTTGGGGAGAATAATGAAAAGGGAGAGAAATTTATTGGTGAAGATATTTCTTTCTTTAGGAAAGTAAAAGCAGCAGGCATACCAGTTCATGTACATACTGGAGTTACTGCTCAACACATAAAACGATTCTCAGTTGACATTGCATACTACAATCTTTATTGGGCAGCATACGAAGCAGCAGAACGGAGAGAGCATGAGTCAACAAAAGAGCAACAAGCGTAGAGGTGCTAACTTTGAAATAGAGTTAGTTGATTGGCTAATGACTCAGGGTCTAAACGCCCAGCGATTGCCTCGTGCAGGGCGCAATGATGTTGGTGATGCCTTCGTGCCTGGGGTCAATGGCTCTTATGTTATAGAAGCCAAGGCTCCAAGGCGTGATGGGCGCATTGACTTATCAGGTTGGTTGCGTGAAGCACAAATAGAAGCAGAAAACTATAAAGAACAAAAGAAACTTGCTCTTACGCCAACACCATTGGTGATTATCAAAGCAAGTAACAAAGGAATAGGCGATGCTTATGTTGTTCAAAGGCTCAGTGATGTCCTCCCGAACTTCTAAGCATGACCTCGTAAAAGTACTAGAACATTACGGGTTCACTATTCCAAGTAACCGTGGTGGTTGGATGTCACTTCGCTGTGTATTCCATAACGACCATGTGAAGTCTGCTCGTTTAAACATTGATGGCGGTGGCTATAGATGTTTTGCTTGTGACATGGCTGGAGATGTTTATTCAATTATTATGAAACGAGAAGGAGTTGATTATGGCAAGGCTCTCAAAATCGCAGAGGGAATTACTGGCGAAAGCAACACAGAGTTACGAAGCAAACCTCAACGAGGCTCTACCATATCTAAAGAGTCGCGGTATAACAGAGGAAACGGCTCGTATATTCCGACTCGGATTCGTGGCGAATCCTGAAACAGGACATGAGTTATACCTAGGTAAGTTATCTATTCCATACATAACACCATCAGGTGTAGTTGATATTCGTTTTCGTAGTTTAAGTAATGATACTGGACCAAAATATCTTTCACGCCCTGGTGCTACTACCCACATATACAACATAACTGCATTAAATAAAGACAGTGGTATGTTAGTTGTATGTGAAGGTGAGATTGATACCATCATCGCCTCACAGGTTGGCTTTACTGCGGTTGGTTTGCCTGGGGCAAACAACTGGAAGCATTACTACTCCCGTGTGCTTGATGGCTGGGATAAAATAATGTTGTTTTGTGATGGCGATAATGCTGGTAGGGAAATGGCAAAGAATATCAGCAGGGAATTAGATAATGTTTTTCCTGTGTTTATGCCCGACAACCAAGATGTTAATGATGTATTCTTAACAGAAGGCGCGGATGGTTTACGCAGGCGTGTGGGTATTACACCTTGACAAAAAACTCAGCGTTTGATTTAGACTTTGGATACGGAAGAAAAGGAGAAAAACTTGTTGAAGAATTACTCACCGAAGGTAGAACTGTGGAAGTCAAGAGAGATAGAAAGTGGTACAAAACAAACAATCTATACATTGAAACTTCCTGCTATTTTAAAAAGACCGAAGCATGGGCAGATTCAGGGCTTTCAGTTACGGAGGCTTCCTATTGGGCTTTCGTTCTACAGGTATCAGTCATCTTGGTACCTACACCTGTACTTAGGTATGCCGTAGATAAATTTGGTAGGGATATAACCTGCGAAATACCACCTAACTTAAGTAAAGGTTACTTGATAACAGTGGATGATTTAATGACTGCAACAAGAGAGCACAAGGATAAGCCAACAGATGGATGAACAAGATAAAGTTTGGGAAAACATTTATAGTATAGCCCGTCAAGTGGCGAGCCGTGCTAATAGAATCCATCGTGGGCTTGTAAGTACTGATGATTTATACCAGCACATGTCCTTGTGGGCGTTAGAACACTGGCACAAGATTGAACAATGGCAGGGTGAAGAAAGTTTAAAGTATAAATTGCGTAAGACTTTCTACAATGAAGCGCAAAAATATGTAGCCAAAGAGAGAGCGCAACACTCACGCGCTCCAATGTCGGATACTTTTTATTATACCCATGTGGTATTACATGAGTTACTTCGTGATGTGTGGGAGTATGCTGGCTGGATTAGTGCACCTGATACTAGAACAGAGTTTACTTCACACTCTAGTAAACCTTCCGAAGGTGGTAATAGATTGGCGTTACTATCAGATGTATCAGCAGCGGTAAATCGTTTAAACAAAAATGATAAAGACTTGCTCCGTCTGCGTTATTCAGAGGGTGGTATGGAGTTTGCCGCGCTTGCTGAAAGTTATGAAACCACCGAAGAAGCCATGCGTAAGCGTGTTAAGCGTGCCTTAGATAAGTTACAAGATAGGCTAGGTGGTGAAGCACCAATATGGCGTGGGCGTAGGCGTATTCGTAGTAATGCCCAAGCACAAGCAGAGATAAGAAACCAAGAAGAAAGAGGGGACTGAAATGGAATCTATTTTATGGCAGTTGCAAATGCTTTTACTTGACCTAGAGTTCTATAAACTAGTGTTAGAAATATATGAAAGGCTAGGACAATAATGAGTGAAGCAATAATTATTGCCTTGTTAGCAGTAAATACTATGGCAATTATATTCTTTGTTTATAGTTATGGCATAGCAAAAAATTGGTGGGGTGATTAGTGATAATTGGTTTGAGTGGATACGCACGCAGTGGTAAAGATACTGTCGCAGAATTGTTGTGTCTTAATTACGGATACAAAAGAGTTTCATTTGCAGACCCTATGCGCCAAGCATTATATGTCTTAAGTCCTAAACTAGATAATGTTACTCGCTTATCAGAATATGTGGATGAGTATGGTTGGGATGTAGCCAAGCAGAACCAAGAGGTTCGTAGATTACTTCAGGTATTTGGCACAGAGGTTGGTCGTAAAATGTTTGGTTTAGATTTTTGGATTGACATAGCATTAAAGAATTTAGATGGCAGTAGCAAGGTCGTAGTTAGTGATGTTAGATTTCCTAATGAGGCTGAAACGATAAAGAAACTTGGCGGTTCTATATGGCGCATCAACAGACATAATCTTAACGCAGTCAATGGGCACCCATCAGAACATGCAATGGATAGTTATATGGTTAGCCATGTTATTTACAATGACGGAACTCTTGATGACTTAAGTGATGAAGTATTTATGTTGGCTAAAGAGTTAGACTTGGACAAATAAAAAACCCCCGCCAAAGCGGGGGCTTCTTACAACTTAATTAAAAGTTATCTACATCTATTAACCTTGTAATCTCACTCCAAACATTATCAGAGTGTTCTTCGCAAAGAACTATTGTTCCGTAATAACTGCCTCGCAGTTCATACTTCAACATTAGATTACCTTGCTTGCCACAGACCTTGGTATCATAACTCATACCAATGCTATCCTCATCTGCAGTTAACGGGGTTGCTATGCAATTTTGTTTATCACTCATTTGTTTCTCCTGTCATATACCACCAACCAATTTGATTGGCTTGGTATAAGTATACTAATTGCATTTTTTAAATTTTAGTTTTTAAGTAAAGTTTAAACAGCGACACTCCCGATAATCAACTACACTTGACAGTATAAAATACTGACTTTAGAAACAAGAAAACCCAACAAGACAGGAGAGTATTGCTGGGTTTTCAAGTAGAACTATATCACACTTTTTAACTCAGCCACCTGTATTTTCATTAAGCGCCTTAATTTTTTTCTCCTGTTTGGTGTAGTGCCACCCCATATTCCGTATCTTTCATGTGCTAAACCCCACTCCAAACAAGCCGTAATTGCTGGGCAATTATCACACATCTTGTTAATCATTTTCTCTTCTGCGTATGTGAAAGTATCTTGTGTTGGAAAGAATACACTGGTATCTATGCCAATACATCTAGCATTTTCAAATAAATTAGAGTTGTATCTTAAGACATAACGAGTTACTGGTTCACCTACTTGATTTAACATTTGTTTTTCTTCTTGTATTTTGTGGTGTTTTGGCTTCATGTCTTAATACCAATTCTTTGCTAGATGGTGGGCGTATGCTTTGCATATACCCTTCTTGCCATATTTTCTTTCAATATAAGCAAGTCCAGCATCAACTTGTTTATACCCATTGAGTGTAGGTTTCGTATCTATATTTACCCAAGTAGCAGGCATGAGTTGTGCTATGCCTAACGCACCGCTTGATTTGTTGCGTGCCTTTGGTCGCCAGTTACTCTCCTTTGTCCATAATTCAAAGAGGCAAGGGTATTGTTCAAGCATATCCATTTGAATTAATTTATCTACCGCATACCTTTGATAGTCATTGTTGTAGTATGCAATTACTTTGCCTTTAGGTTGGTGATTTATGTTTACGATTGGCGTGTTAATGGTTAATAACACACCTAAAATTACTGCTGACACTATCCATAATCTAGCGTGCGGGTGTATCTGTCTTAAGACATTAAACATTTTAATCCTCATCTTCCGACATGCGGTCAGGTGTGCCACTATCATCAGGTGTGCAGTCGCACTCTACTAAGTCGCATTGACTACATGCGTATAAAGAGCGTGCCACACTATCCCCGTCTAGGTATTGAGGGTCAGCCATTTGCTTCAACCTCATTTTTTTTCAGGTCGTTAATGGTTGGCTCGTTTAATTCTTTATAAATAGAGGCAAGTAACGCGTTGGAAAACTCATTGACCCTATTGTAATACCAAAACATGAACTCTTGATTATCACTCATTTGTTGTCCTCCTTTCCTGTCTTAATTCGGATTAAATTGTTTGCACTTTCTACAAGTGAACTCCAACTAAACTCAGACCAGCCACAGTCTACACACTCATCTAACATGTTGACTTTCCAGCCACACTTAGGGCATACCTTTAACATTATATTTCTCCTGTCTTAAGTAACAACATTGGTTTATGGCAGTTTAATTTAGGGCATCTAACTATGTATTTTTCCCACGATTGCTGATAGATAAATTGTTTTCTAACAGTATCACAGTAACGACATGTAAATTCAAGGTCAGGCATTGGCTTTCTCCTGTCTTAAGTTCCAGTTATCCATCTGTTCACTAATATGCTCGCTCAGTTCTTCTTCCATGCCTGTGAATTTACCATCACCAGCATAGCCATACTCATAACTCATGGTTTCTGAGTTGAATATACTTCCGTTCGGGAATAGTGCTTCTTCCCCGTCTATATCTATATCCCACTCTTTAGTTTCTTCATCAAACACTATAACAAAATGATAACGCCTTGTCATTGTAGTTCTCCTGTCTTAAGTAAGGATTACCTTTTAAGTAATCGTTGAGTGATAATCTCACGAGTGTTATCGTAAGAGTTAGAGGCTCGCCCGTCAATACCTTCTGTCCACACAATAAGGCGATGGTCATAACGGATAGTGCTACCTGCTCCGTATAAATCCATCAACAGCGATGCTCCTTCTGTATCTTTACATGATGCTACATACCCACCCGTTGGGTCGTAGACTTTGTATATTGGTGATGCTCCCATTTATTTTGTTTCCTTTTCTTCATAAGTAAGTTCATCTAAGTATGATGCCAAACTATTGCCATTGTTTGCTTCTTCGTCCCACTCAAGTGCCCATTGTGGTGATTTAAGACTGTTTAATAATTCGGTTTCATTGTTTCTCCAATACAATTCATACCCGTTAAACTCGTCCCAAAACAACAAGACTTTATATTCTTCTTTATCATAATTGAAAGTAATATATCTCTTCCAACTTGTTTCTTCGTGATGTTTGCTTATTACTTTTATTTCTTGTGTCGCGTTCATTACATTTCTCCTGTCTTAAGTAATAATCTACGGACTATCCGTAAATTACTTTGCCGAGAACAGCCACCTGCATTACTGCATCAGCGCAGATACTGTCGTAATTGTCAAAGTTAAACAAGTCCATATAGACCTGCTCGTTAGCGATAGGTAAAGCCTTGGCTAAATCTTCTATGCCAATTATCTTTTCTACTCGCTTATCATTTTCATCAAGGGCTACAACTTTAACTCTGCCTACTGTTTCCCAGTCGGCATCATCTAAGTATTCAGCCTCAATAAAATGGTCGCCAAAAGAGAAAGGGCTTGCACCAAAAACTGTGCTCCACAATTTCTTATCGTCAACCTGTATTGTTATTGTTGCCATTGTATTTCTCCTGTCTGTTGGTGTTGGTAAAACATTATCATTGGCAGTTACCTGCTGTCAACTATCTTTGATGTGATGTTTGCCTCATGTCTTAAGTCATATCCGTGCCCACATTGTGAGATTAATACAAGGCAATCACCGCAATAAACTTCTTGTTTGTTGCTCATTGCTGTTCCTGTCTTGGGCAATCGTCATAAGGAAAATACTTTTGCTCCTCACACATGCACCAATTAAATTTTTCTACTTGTGTAGCGTGGGTAAGTAGTGCCAACTCACCCCAACTTATAGACATCTCACTCATTATTATCCTCCTGTCTTAATACATAAATTGGTTCAGTTGGTTTTGTCTTTTCAACCCAGCCCGTTTCTTTACTCCATCTAAGGCGTGGCTCTATATCTTTAGGCTGAACTTCTACCCATTTAAGTTTCATTAATAGCCCCCAAAATTAAGAACTTTAATGTGCGCTTGCTTTATTTCATCAACGCAACTAAAACAAATCAAGTTGCCGTTGTTATGTTGTAATCCGTAAGTGTTTTCTTTTAAACACATGGCGCAAGTTTTCATTTTGTTTCTCCTGTCTTATACATTATTTGTATAGTAGGTCAAGGCAAAATTGAGATAAGTTTTCAAACTCAACTTTGCATTGGTCGGGTGTAGTCATGTCATTTAGTAGCCATATAATAGCCAGCAGTAGAGCGGTCAGTAGCCCCGCTCTAACTCTGCGCCCTCGCTTTGTTAGGTTCATGTCTTAAGCCATAACTAACGAAGGCTTGATTTTGGTAGGCGTTGGGGTGTTTAATGACCAGTAAGCCCAGCCAATTTTTGGGGTAAAGATATAGGCATACTCAGCACTATTACCGCGAGCATATTCTAAATACTCACCAGCATAGATAAATTCTTTTGCTTCAGCATCAGTCTGACCCCTGTCCCTGCCATAGGCAAGACACCATTTTTCATTATGGTTTTTGTAATCGTTAAAGTCTTGCTTCTCTCCCAGTTCCTGTCTTAATACAGATAAGTCCCCAAGATTTAATAAAGCCTCAACTTTATCGGTGGTTTGGTAATAGTTTGCCAGCGTTTGACCTACCCCTTCAGGGTAGCCGTCATAGTGGCAGTAGATAGCCCTAATCTTGCTATCTTCCTGCTGTATTCCAATCATGCTACGAGTTGACATGTTTTGCCATTTCCTCACAACAAGGCTTGTATTCAGAAAGCACCCAATCTAAGGCTTCAACCCAGCCTGCTAATATATCTTCTGTGCCGTCTGTGGTATTAGAGTTGCGTTTGATTTCCTCTAATTCATCTTTAACTTCTTTACTTGTTCTCATATTATGCCTCCTGTCTTAAGTCAGATTGCTCTACTACCTCAGTAAAATCGCTGTAATAACCTGAGGCTATGTCGTTTCTAATCCACTTCTCAGCCGTCATGCTCCATCTTGCAACATCACAATGTGAGGCGTGTCCGTTCTTTGTAATCGTATAAACAGTCCCGCTTGTGGTGATGGTGTCGCCCTTTGCGTTAGTCCATTTAGCCATCTTGTATCTCCTGTCTTAATTCACAAGGTAGGTATCTCCTGCCTTGCTAGTGCCCCAATGGTGTCGCGAACACCTGCCACCTGTCAATGGTTTGGGGCTGTGAATTACCTCTCATTACTTAAGACAGACTACTCCTCAGTAACTTTTGTAATTGTTAAGGCTTGTCCGTTTGCTTTTAAGAACTCGGCAACCTCTGCAATTTTCTGAAGGCTGTCGGTATAATTCAACCCGCAGAAATTGCCTCGCTTGCTGTAAATTTCGTAGACAATTTTCATGCGCTCACCTCCTGTCTTAAGTCAGACTCATCTTCAATCTCTACTTCTTCTTCCTCCATGCCTTGAATTATGATTGAACAGTTAGCCACGAAATCGTCAAAGATTTCCATATCTTTTACGGGTTCATCAGAAACATATTTAAAGTTCATGTAGTCGCCAGTGGTTTCATAAATCATTTCCACTTCATAGACATATTGTGTCTTAAGTCCCATTTATTTTACCCCGCATGCTTCTAAAAATTTAGCGCGGTCAAAGCGTGGGTTATCTTGGATTAATTGGCTGGATAAAGTTTTGGCAATCATAGAAACAACCTCCTCAGGTCGCTCCTGTTCAAAGCCTTCCCAGTTTTTAATTGCACGATTTAAAACTTCTGCAATTAGTTTGTAGTCCTTGCGTGTCATTGTTTCTCCTGTCTTAATTCAGAACTAGAAACTTTCTAATTCTGTTTCTTCTGTGTCCGATTTTCCTCTTATGGCTGGCAGTTGTCAACTGTTTAACCATGTGAGTTGGCTCACATTGTGCCCCGCTAGGTCGTGAACCTGTGCCTCCAATTAAGGGGCGGGGCTTTCTGTCTTAAGTCTTAAGCCTCTGTAAATTCCACCTTGCAAGGCTTGCAACTAACACCGCTTTCTAACACGCTACGGCTTAGGCGAATTACATTTCCACAGTCCCCGCACTCTGCTTTGATTAAGTTGGTGTTTCTGCCCTTTGGTTTCTGTGAGCCTTCACCTGTTGCAGTTAATGCAAGGGCATCTGTAAGGATTTTAAGAGCCTTTGACCACCTC